AGGACCGGAGCTGCACCGATTCTGTCGGTGCTTAGGCATGCTCTTATATAAAGAATTTAGGGCATAAGACATTTACATTCCTTTTTTTATCGCGTAAGCATTACTTTCCGAAGATTTTCAAATATTTCGAAAATTAGGTTTTATTTCTGTCTGTTGTAACGGCTTTGTTGGGGATGTAAGAAGAATTTCCTAAATTTGCTAAGAAAAAAGATTGGTCTGTGGTTTTTCTGAAATGGTGCGGGAAACGGCAGATAGTTCGCATTCCCCAAAAGGCTCAGGAAAATGCATAGACCAATGACGTTCAATGACTCCTGCGATGAACCAAACGGTTGAGCTAATTCAATAAAAATGTGGGTGAAGTAACTTTTGCAAAGGTAAGAAGAGGGAGATTTGGTGGCCCGAACCTGAATAGAACAGCGCTGAATTTATTGACTTTCAAGAGGTCAGAAAATTTTGCCCCACAAATTGCCCCGCAAAAGAATTAGTGTTTTCTTTGAAATTCACAAGAGCATTTCCTCTGGTCGAAATACTTTCTCTCCGCTACCTCCCCCTGCTTCCCGATGTTAAAGGAAGAAATCGGACGGTGGTAGCCCATTACTCGGGTCCAAATCTCGCAGGGAGTTCGATCTGAGTCCTGAATTCCATATCTTTCTAATTCGTTTTTCATTCTACTTCCCCTCATTTGTGGTTTTCTTGACAGAATTTAACAGCTCTAAGTAATCCTGCTGCAACCTCTCCAACTTCTGCTCTGTTGCGGAGACATCGATTACGCTGTCTATCGGTATCGGTCTTTGCTTTTCGCTCAATTTCGGACAATTGCTGGCGCAGCCAGTCAAGTTCGTCACGAGAACGAGACTCAGCGATCCGAAGGTTAGATAGAGCCAGTGCATCGCTTTTTTGCTTGGCCTGCTGTTCCTGCAGAGCTGTATCGAGTGCTGATATCGTAACACGTGCATTTTTCAATTCCTCAGAATTTTTTCCGTCATTCAGACCAATCCAATAGGCAATAAAAAGAGCCACTACAGCGGCTCCCATTTTCGCGATTAAAAGAATGTTCATCCATTCCACCTCCTCCACGGTCCGAAGTCCACGTGAACAAATGTCGGATAGTCACCAACTCCGCCATAACATTTTTTGTTCGCGATCTGTTTTAGCCTTTTGAGTTCCCGTTGAAAATCGGGACCATGCTGCGGTCTAATATCGGCTGCCATTCCCTTAACATGGTAGGAGTTTTTCGCTCCTCCGATGTTTTTATTGTGCTCCGGAGAACGATATCCGGAATTCACAACGATAGGTTTCCCGAACTCGTCTCTAATTTCTTCAAGTAATTGATATAGCCCCTCCTGGACGACGAGAGGATAAGGGGAAGGGCGGCCGTCCTTAGACGCGAATTCCTTCGGTTGAAAATGTTCGCTCATTTGTGTAATCCCTTCAAAGATTGAATATCGTTTTTAATGTTTTGTAAATCGACTTTCATTGCTCGCAACTCCTGCAGGTTTTCTGCATTGATAGAGGCACGCCGATTTAGTTCATTAATCTGAAGCCGTTGAATAGCTGTTTCGTTTTGAAGCGATTCAATTCGATCTTTTTGTAAACTGATCGTTAATTGGGACAGGTATTCACTGGATAAGACACCTGCCATGTAGAAGGCAAAAAATAGCATTGCTTTTATCAAGTCGTTAGCGAGTTGTCTAATTTCCATAGTTGTCGTCCTTTCTGTTGCCGCTGTGAAACATAACTTTTAGTCGTCCGGTCAATAGCCCGTACAACACGTTCATAATCCGAGTTCCGAAATAAGCGGAAATCCCGGAGAAGGCCGCGATCCATTCTCCAGGAATATCCGTTACGCGCAACAGCAAAAACACGATAAAGCCAGCAGCCGCCGAGGTAATGACCTCCACTAAGTACCTTATAAACTTAAACATTTTTTCCCCTTTCACATACGGCATTGCTGCTCCGGAAATCGAGCAGACAATAATCAAAATGACTGTAATCATCGCGATCGCAGTCATAAAATCCTCCCAGGTCGTCTGTTTCATACTTCTCCTTGCAATTAACTAAAACCTTTAACGAAAATATTTTTCATTTCAGATGACTCAAAAAAACCGATACACAGATAAAGCCATATCCTTACTTACTCCGAATACGAAGCGTTATCAGATAACGGTTGCAATGGTCTTTCTCTTAGAGTTCTCCCATCCGGAATAAAGTCGTGGGTTGTCAGAATTCCTCACAAAGGATCGATTTCGGATATCTCAATAGGACACTGGCCCGATATAAATAGACGCGAGGCCGCACAAAAAGCACGGCAATTGCGTCGGCAATACGACTTAGTGCCACCACGGGGTTACACATTTAACGATGCCTATGCTTTATGGAAGAGTCTTAAAAAAGGAGAGATCGTCAGTTATAGAAGCGAACGACTAAGACTCGAAAAATACGTCCTGCCGAAACTAAGGCTTAAACAAATTGATCAAATCACTGCGCCAATGATTATCAATTTATTAAAGCCCATAGAGTTAACAGGTAAAAGAGCCACCATGAAAAGATGCCTCATGCGGACGAAGGAAATTTTCGATCTTGCAGTATGTGCAGGATATGTTCATCACAACCCAATCAACGGTCTATCAAGGTTATTTAAGCCACCAAAGAAAAAACCGCGGCCATCAATACCATGGCAAAGTTTGCCTGAGGTTCTGTCGGTTATGGAAGAGAAAGCTCCGAAACGTATTAAGCATATTTTTCTACTTTCTCTTTACTCAATGCTTCGGCCGGGTGAGGTTGCAAAACTGAGGTGGGATTGGATAGAAAACAATACATTAACAATCCCCGCAGAAGAGATGAAAATGCGACGAGTTCACCGCGTCCCATTGACAGCCTTTGCGACCGACTTACTCAGGGAAATTAAATCCGATACAAAGCACAAACGGTCAGTGTTTATATTTCCCGGACAAAAATCCTATAACCACGTAAACAGTCAAACCCTAACGAATTACATGAGGTCCCAGGATTTCTTCAAAGATCGTCTAGTGCCACACGGTCTAAGATCTATTGCCAGATCTTGGCTGGCGGATCAAGGCATTTCTTATGAAATAGCGGAATCTTGTCTTGCACACGTTGTCGGAGACTCCGTGTCTCGAGCCTATCAAAGAAGCGATTTTTTAGAAGCGAGAAAGGAAGTTATGGAGCAATGGAGTTCGTTTATTAGAGCTTGTGCTCAAAGTTCCCAAGAAAACGATGAGAACCCCGATCTATCCGCGAACCCCACCGACTAATCCGACAGTTAAAGCCTGTGCCTGACACAAGAAGCAATTAGTAAGTAATTTCAAGAACTGGCAATTCGGAAATGAGCAGAATTTTGTCAGGCACCGAGCTTCTCTGGCCGGAAATACATTCGTTGAGAATCTGATAACCTTTACTCCATACTGCCGACCTCCATTCCCTGAAGGCCGCGCCTTCTTTGTCAAATTTTTCAACGCCCGTATTGAAGTAAGAACACGCGCTTAAGCAAGAATCGTAGTTCAACTCTTTGGCTTTTTCATCCAGATAGTCCTGAATATCTCCTGTAATCCGTTGTTGGATTTGAAGGTTGATTTCATCTTGAGTAGGGGCAGGAGGGACGTATGGTTCAAATTTTCCAGAAGAAGTCCGGACATATTCTTGGCCATCAATGTTTCCAATTAGAAGTTGATATTCCGTTTCTGAAATTTCAAGAAACCCATCATTCAGAAGTTCTTGAACTTGTTCCGGAGTTTTTTCTTCTTTCACAAAGGTTTCAGAACGACGACCGTTGTGGTCAAATTTAATCAAATAAATCATTTTGATCTCCTATAAAAAATTAAATAAAACACGTGATAATTCCACAGGATTTACTATTCAATGGGGACAAGGAACTACAAATACTTATACTCGGTTACCTAGAAACTTTACTTGGGCTTTCAGGGCGGTTGGTTCCGCTAATACGGCCCCGAACACAGACAATTGTATATTCAAAGAATTAAGTAATACTCATGTTAAATTCGACCAGTATGGTTATAACATTGCGCATTCTTATATTGCTGTCGGCCTTAGCTAACACGTGATAACTCCACGGGGTTTACATTAGTTTGGGGAAAGTGTGTCGAGTCAAAAGTTGGTTATACATGGTGTACATTTGCTCGCTCTTTTTCAACCGTTCGCAACATTCAAACAACTTATGATCGAAGTTCGGCCAGTGGAGATTATCGAGCCTCATACGGACTAAATAATTCCGGTTGCAATATTGCTACAGATCAAGCTCATACTTGGTATTTAGCTATAGGATTTTCCTAACACGTGATAACTCCACGGGATTTACTATCGTTTGGGGAAAAGTCAACGGGACAATTTCACAAAACCCAAGTGCCAACTTTGCTCGATCGCTTAACGTTGTCCATTCCGCCGTGATTTCAAAGGGCTCGTATCTTGGAGCGGCCTATGCTACGAACATTAACTGGATTAGCAATTCTGCTATCAGCGTAGCTGGGTATAAGCTGGGGAACGGAAGTGTGAATTACGCCGTATTTGGTTTTAGCTAAGTCACGTGATAACTCAACAGGTTTTACCATTCAATGGGGAAGGCTCAATCAAAACCAAACTTTTTATGGATTCCCGAGAGGCTTTAGTTCGTTTATGAGTGTTAGTTTTTCTCAAAGCGGAGCAAGTTCTTACAATGTTGCAAGATTGGCTTTAAACGGATGGCCTAATAATTCAGGGTTTAATTTAGAACAAGCCAATGATGGCAAGCAATTTCCAGCGTTTTATATAGCTTGTGGCTTTTCATAACACGTGATAATTCCACGGGATTTACCATTCAATGGGGAACAGCTGATACAAAAGCTACGTGGATTGGCTTTCCTCGAAGCTTTTCCTCAGTTTTATCTGTTGTAAGCGGTCAGTGGTACAACAGCCATTCTGGCGATACAGACAACATTCTTTCATGGAATAACAGCGGGTATACGCGATCTGCCATTGGTGCTTTCAAATGGACTTGGGTCGCCGTTGGCTTTAGCTAAATCCGACAGCAATGTACTTACAACTGCCCGAGGAATGATGAGAAAAACCTGAATTGTTTAAATTATTCCCCCAGCTGTAGTTGCCTGAATCCCAAGGTGCAAACGCTACAGACAAAACGGAAGAGAAACTGCGAGCGAATGTAGTCCAGACCCCACCACCGGCGCTGGCCGAGCCCCAAACGATAGTAAATCCCGTTGAGTTATCACGTGCCCATCCATTTGTTCCATTAGAAACAGACCAATTAGAAGAGTTAGTTGTAACAGTATCCTGAGTGGTGATAGTAAAAGTTGTTCCATCACCACGGGTAAAGGTAATCGTTCGACCATTTACACTCACGTTTTTGATGTAAGTCGTGTTAATTTGCTGGCCGGCACTATCCTGAGTTGCTTTAGTGGCAGAGGCCGCTGAAGTAGCCGTGTCGGCTTTAGCAGAATCAACAGCTTTTCCATCAACAGGAAGGTATCCGTTTAGATCTGCTCTTTTTGCATAAGTTGTGGGAATGTCGTTGCCGTCATTATCTTTTAAGGCTTTTTGTGCGACGCCTGCGTATGGAAGAAGATAGCCTCCTTCAGAATCTTTCAATACAACTTGTTTAGCTTCAACTGTTTGAGCCATGGTGTTCTCCAAAAAAGGCGGATTTCTCCGCCTTGATAGTCTTTAAGAATTTAAGGATTAAACAATTTCAGTGAAAGTGATACCGTCGGTGATTCCGTAGCCAGCTAAAGTTGTGGCTTTGTCAGCCTTGTTCTCCAGAGCTGTATCTACATCGGCTTTCAAAGCGACTTTTGTGGTATCAATGCTGATTTGATTGTCAGTAATGACAATGCCGTTTCCAGCGGCATAAGAATCAACTAAATCGGAAACCAACACATAAATGTGGGAGTTCTCTGCATTGGCCAGAACCAAGTCAATATATTTGTCTCCGACCTTATAACCGGCGACGGGTGTATCAGCTGCCGTCACTGTTTTCACAGAGCCGGATTGAACAACCATATCTTTCGGGATGTTAATCTTCGAACCGACCTGGACGCCGTCTTTGGTGAGGGTGTAGGTCGAAGCAAACCCTTCATCTGCTGTCTCGGCTTTTTGAATCGAGTATTCACTCGCTGTTGGCAGCGTGATAGCAGCCTTACCGCTGACAACATTAACTGTTTCCCCGTTGATAGTGATCTGAGTAATCATCTTTCCGAGGGAAGTGGTCAATGTGCCATCACTCGTTTTTACCAAGTCGGAACTTGTCTGCGGTAAAAGTTCATTACCGAGTAGATCTTTTAATTGAACTTTTTTTGTTTCAGCCATGATTGTCTCCTTTACTAGTTAGACTGAAGTTCTGAATATTTGACACTGTCAGAGGTGCCAACCAAGATCACGTCACCGATTGAATCGATAAAGTCATAGGTGACGAAAGGTTGCAAAGCTGCCTTTAGTCCGTCTGGGGTGACAGCTCTGCGGTTATCGATACCGTCAATTGTTTCTTGCCTCGTGGCAAGCTCAACAATGCCCTGGGTTTCTGTTGTTGCTGAAGGGTTCCAAAATCCGCCTTCGCCTTCAACAACAATGTCGTCAGGAGAGGCAGACACGACGGGAAACTCAAAAGTGAAGAGTGCATGAGTGGGTGCGGCCTTTTGCATAATCGGAGTGTCTTGGGCATACACTGCGAAAAGGATCCCGTCTGCCGTAAACACACCAATTTCGTAGACTTCATATTTCTCGTAATCGGTGTCTCGGATGCCAACATGAATCAAGTTGTCTCCAATGTTTCCCCCTTTAATTGTGTTAAGAGTCTTAAAAGGCTCCCGTAAAGCGGTCTGATCCTCAGAAGCGGTGTATTTGCCCGTTCCGAATTGAACACTTGAAAGAACCAGAGCATTGGTACCATCCTTTTGTTTGTTAATTAACGCCTGGATGCCGGCGTCTGTAAGAATTACTTTTATCGCCATGTTTTCCTCTAACTAATGCGCACGTAGGAAGCCGGATTACAAACAGAACCAACGCGGATAGGAACTTCAATCGAAGGTATGTCTCCTCTGATTTGGGCGTAATTCCCGGCGCTCATAACAGCTCCGACCCGAATTGTTTGTGTAAATTTGCGACGAAGGGTGATCGAGCCGTGACTTCTAATAGATTTAGCCTCGTAAACCAGCGCATAAAGATCCTCCTGGTCACGGAAGGTCATATCTTTCCCAATGTCGTCGAGAGGAATTTCAATGTCGAAAGTAAAAGGCTGTCCTTTTGGGGTTTGCTGCCACCATTCGGTAATAAAAAAGGGCTCGAACATCGAGCCCACTGCCGCCTTAACTGCTTTAAGGGTTCCTCGACGGCGTTTTGTTTCAACCGTCGCCAGAAGAACGCTCAACTTTGTTTCTCGTGGCCAAAGACTATCCCACGCTGCGACATGGAACTGCACTGCTAAATGATCCAGCTGCAGACTGCTCAAGTCTTTTAATCGCGCATAAATAAGAGCCATCTTCGTTTGGATGGTCAGCTCATTTAAATGGGGATCAATTGCTGAAGCGGTTGCCTTTATGTTACTGTCCGCCGATAAATTGGGGGGCAGAAGGTCCTGCAGACGGATGTTGTTCAGGTTTTTCATGATGCGGCTCAGTTAAATTTCTTAGTAACCCATGAAATTAACTTCCAAGTTTTCGCACTGGGCCACCTCTGACGATTCAATCTCTTGGAAATCTCGCGGGCTCAATGTTTCCGAGTCGATTCGAGAGGCGCCTGCATTAAATACCAGGGCTGTTAGTTTCCCAGGAGTGATATCTCGTCCGATCCTCCCTTGCTGCCACTTTTTAAATTCTTCAACGGCTGCCGTCACATTCGAACGAATAGAGTCAGCCCGATCTTTGTCTTCATCGCTTATCCAGTAATCGACTCTTATGGAATAGGAGACAGGTTTTGGACTTTTGCATACGACATAATCGGTTAACGGTCTTATGTTTTCGCTGCTGAGATATTCGTATAGTTGACGTAAGAAACTCTCAGAGGGAAGTTCTCCGTCCTTCAAAAGAGTAAAAACATCAACTTCTCCAGGGACCGGAGACATTACGGCAACATCGGATATGGCGTTTGAGAAAGACTTGGCATGGTACACATACGCCAAGCGTGGTCCGGCAACAGAGTAACCATCGACGCGGAATCTCATTCGCTGCGCATATTCAGGATCATTTTCTCGCTCCGCACCTCCCGCAGTTTCAACAATGTTTTTTGCTGACTCCAAGTAAGGCAGTGGTTTGACGATTGTCTGAATTTGGCCGATTCCATGACCATTTCCGACTTCTCCGGGAGTGGTGCACGACGCCTCAACTTCTCCTGATAGAAGCCCGGGAGGAATGATTAATTCCGAGACCGTGGCAAACGTAACTCTGCCGTTAGTCACTTCAAAACCTGACGGTATGACATAAGCACCCTCAAGGCTTTGATTCAATCTAAATTCAATCGTAGTAACGGCACTTGATGCAGGTGTTCTCTTAACATCGAACAAAACGCCCAAGGCGTCCAACTTTTCGCCCTGAGCGTAGGTCAAAAGATTCTGTTGTCCCGTATGATTGATTTCAGATTTAAGTTGAATTACGACCGCCGCAATAGAGCACAAATATAAATAGATCGGATCGGCATTTTGTAAGGTCCTTCCCGTGACTTTTTCATAACCGGCTATTAGAGAGCGCAAAACTCTCTCCGGATCACTTTCTACAAAATTGACCTCCGGCATACCCCAACGAGGTATAACTTCACTCATTATTTTCTCCAATCGATAAAGTAATCACCGGACGTGAAAGACCCGACATGGCGTCTTCTGCCGATTCTTCAAATTCGATTTTTTCAACCTTGGCTCTAGGTTCCCATCGTTCAATAGCCTCTATCATTTCCGTTCTGGTCAAACTTTGTGCCAGATGTATCGGCTTATCGAGGTGCTCAAAGGAGAAACCAAAGTCGCGAAGAAGAGGGACAGTTCCTTTCGGAGTTGTGAGAATGGTCCGGACATTTTGAAAGATTTCCTCTACTTCAGCGGCCGGGGAAAAATCGACATTTTTATCTAGCGTCAATCGATATTTCATTCAACCTCCAACAAAGAAATGTTGACCTCTGCCACCTGACACAATCCAAGGCCTGTATGAAACCGCCGCTCCTCGCTGATTGATTCGATGATGAACTTGCCCATATACTCAGACCCAAACAGCAGACGGTATGGTTTGTGTTGTTCGAGCATTTTCTTGAGTAAAAGAAGAGTAGCAACGGGAGGAGTTCCGAGACTCAAATCAAATCGCATCCGGAAAGAGACTCGAACAGCATCGTGGCCAACCCACTCAAAAGTCGGTTTTTGTCCTATTACGTCGTGTTGTGCCCAACGCGTGGAAAGTTCTCGATTCACATCCTTAAATGTCGAAACTACAGACGCAGAGCAAACGAACGGAACCAGTCCGAACAATCCGGTTACCCCGAAACTCATGATTTCTCCTAAATATTGGTGCCGGATACTTTGCCGCCTGCAGAGACATTCCCGGTGCCGTCAATATCGCCCTTCACAGAAAGGTTTCCTGTAACTGTCATATTTCCCTTGAATGTCAGGTGATCTGTCTCAATCGAAGCCTTCCCGGAGGAAAGCACCATCTTTGTCGCACCCATGCTCAAAGTAAGGGTCGGTGCAGTTATGTTGACCGCAGAGCTTGCTCCGATGTTGGTTTCTTTTCCGGAATTGACTTCAGTATTTTCTCCGGACCTAAGCGACACAAGGGAAGGGGCTGAAACCTGGACGTTTTTCTGATCCGCTACGATTTGCGTATCTCCGATTTGTGCCTTGAGCGTGTGAGAACTTCGATCGTAAGAAATTATTGTTCCGTCTTTAAACTTCACGACTCTTTTGTCCTGTGAGGAGGCAGGAAGCTCAATTTCTCCTGCATAAAAGCTCCCAAGAGCAAAACCTGTCTCTTCGGCTTCATGGAAGAAAACGCAAAGGACATCCTCGCCGATGTCAGGCACTGAGTAGTCCTTATCTTCTAAAGTTTTTCGCTGAAGAACGGGAAGCCAGTCGCTCGTTTTTCCATCTTCTGCGTCAAAGGTCGCTCTGATTTTGCAATGGGCAGGATCCACATCTGTGACTTCCCCGACCTTCAAAATACAAAGGACGGCATCGCCGTCCTTCTCGCCATTAAAAAGTTTCATTTAATACTCCGTATTGACCCGTCTCAATTGCAGTGAAGTTGTGTATCCGGACATTGAACCCGAATGCCTTGCCTCTTCAATAATGAAATTTCCGTCAAAGGATCCGCACCCCGATACGGCGAGGACAGACCCTGCTACCAGCATTGGGTCTCCAACAAGAACTATTTCCGTTATCTGGAAGCTATACAAACCTGTACATTGCTTCTCAGTTCGCTCTTCGATGAGGCTGAACGGGGAGAT